CCTATGATTGATTACAGCTCTAACCAAGCAGGAACACATCAGTATACCTTCAGTGGTCAAGCATATGATTATTTAAGAGATGCTTCTGTTAGTTCATCTGATGCTAACCCTAGAGAATTTTCAACCGAAGGTCAGAGATACTTAAGATACAGTGACTATGTCGCATCCGGTACCACCTCTGGAACAATCGTATCTCCAGTATATTCTTACGGAAATCATTTCACACATGTTAAGATTGAAGATTGTAGAGGTTCTCAAATACAATTAAAAGGAGTTTGTGTAGATGGTGTTAGTGCTATTTCACTAACCGACTTTCACTACGGCTCTCAACATGCATCTTCTATTGGATTTGATATCCAAAACTCAGATGTTGTTTTAACATCGTGCGCTTCTTTTAGAAACAGAGTTGCAGGATACAGAGTAGATAACTCTAATGTAAATATTGAAGGTGGTATTGTAGGCTATAGAAATTACCCACTTGACGGAAATAAAATCGCAACAAGTAGTCCTCAGTCAGAAAGAGCAGACAATGGATTCTCAGATACGGACTTATGGGATATAGATACGAGCGGAAACGGATTCGTAGCTAAGAATTCTACTATTACTTTTGATTCTGATGCTACCTCTAATAACGCCTCAGGCACTTCCAACTTAGGCAAGCATGGATACATGATGATGTCTAACGGGGGAAATGGCTGGTTATTTGAAGATTGTAAAATTTATGGAGGAGTAGGAGGTCACGACGCAGCCCATGAACAAGGAGCTGGTCCAGCTGACTATCAAACAACTCAAATCGTAGGCTCGTTTAATAAAGCTAATGGCGTGGTTTTTGAAGATTGTAATGTTAAATATCAAGGGATTGTCCGAGCTCAAGGTAATGAGAAGGATGGTATTAAAGGTACAAAATCTGCTATTGGGGTAATGGGAACTTTATCTGAGTCAAACCACGAAAGCGGATTGCACTTAGATTCTAGTAAGTTCGTTTATAATATCGGAGCTCAGAAATATACTACTGGGTATGCCCAAGGAGACGCAAGCTCTTGGAAAAACAGAGCTGGTCATTCGGATAAAACTCCTGCAATCTGTGTAACTGATAATGGAGCATATAATATTAGAGTTAATAATAATTCTAGCTTCTCTGATTCTAAGATGATAAACTCAGGGGAGTTCGCAGGTCTTATCGGTGGTCGAGTACTTCACTCAAGTCTCCGAGGGATGCAAGCCGCTAACGGTAGAATAATTGATAGCGCATCCGTAAGCGAATATGAGAAAGGGAATTTACCTCTCATATCAGTTAATAATAATTCATATGCTAGACTTCTAGGGTTAGGTGCTGTTGGAGATATTCTTAAGAATAATAACCCAGAGGTTTATACAGCTAGCTCTTTAAAAGGTGCTATTAAAGGTCGAGCCGTTCAAGCTACTAATAACTCTCAAGTAGATTTATATGGAACTTCTGCTTATGGAACCTCAATTACAGCTGCATCTTTCTCAGATACTGCGGCAGAACTAGCAGTAGAATGGACAAAGAGTGCTCTATACGCTGGAAATAATTCTAAAATAAGAATAGCAGGACCAACTAAGATTACATCTTTTGGAGTAGCTGCATTAGCAGAACATTATTCTAAGATTGAAATCGGACCTGCTACTGATAATGACGGAGTCTATGACCCTTCTCTAATTAGCGACGCTGGTAATGATGAAGTAGATGGTCATACTAGAGTAGAACTACACTCATCTAGGGCTTGTTTAGTAGCTAATGACAAGTCTACACTGGAAATGGTTAAGTGTGGAGTACCCGCCTCAGGCATATCCCACCCTACTAGAGCTGGAGTAGGTTCAGCTACAAGTAGTATTAACGTCGCAGAGTTAAATCTTAATAAAGATTATGCTCACCTAGGCTCATTTATCCAGTTCTACCCTCAGGGATTTACTGCAGAAGCAGCTAATAACGAAGGAGGTAGAGGGGAAGACGAAAACTTCCGAACCATGCACTCAGTTCCAGGAGCATATAAAAGAAGCACAGCTGGATTAGATTCTTCTTCAGACCCTAATGTAAATAATCAAATTACTAAGTCTTCCGGAGGTATGTGTGTTAGAGCCGTAGGGGGAAGTAATGTTCTTGTAGACCAAGTTAACTTTCAAGTTAAATCTACTGAATTTGATTTATCCGGAGCTTATTATAATATTGACGGTTCAGGGTTAGAGCATATAGGATGTTACGCAGGCTCTGCAGACTCTAATGCTCCCGAAGCCGCTTCTGGAATCTTTGGAAGTGTATCATCTCACTATGGAGGCTCTAAGATTCTGATGTGGAACATCGCAGATAATTCTAGAATTATATCCTCTAACTTACGAGTTAATGGAGCTGCTCCTTCTGCGTGTGGATATCACGGACCGGCTGGACGTTGGGGTAAAACCAAACAACAAACTCTTACTATGGGTCCTTTGGATTACTATGGAAAAGGAGGTCATTACCCTTACATGTTAAATTCTAGTTCAACCACAGCAGGTACTACATTCCATAATCATGGTCCTTTCCGACTAATGACTGGAATCTCATCTGACCTAATGTCATACTATGAGTTTGTAAGGGATGGTGAAGGTACTCACGCTGACACTTACGAGAATCAAGCAAGTGGCACGGTTGCCAATGGATTACAATCTGCTAAATTTATGGGAGGCTCCCCTATCGCTCAGCTAAATTCCCAAGGATATGCTGGAGCTGGAGTCGGTGCTAGTTCCGTTAATCACGGGGATTATAGAGAACATAGTAAATATGAGCAAATGTACCAAAATGGTACCCGTATTGACTTTTTACCTCAGGGAACTACCCACCAAGGACAGCCTATTTTTGGAGGATACTCCGATGGAGACCAAGCCGGAAATATGCAAACTTTCCAAAATACAGTATTCCCTAATCAAATGTTAGAAGGTGCTACACACGGGCAGCATAATGGTAATGGCATTAATCTCAGACCTATGATGCCAATTCCTCCAATTCATATGGAATGGCAGGGATATCTAAGGAACTTCCTAGATGAATCATCAGCGGATACATTCGCAAACGCTAAACACTCAGCAAGTAAAATGGTTAAGCAGTGCTCAATCTTTAGGTCTACTACCGACCCTCTTACAGGGGGAGAAGGTAGAGACGGTACTGAGGACTACACATTTGGACATGGAGTACGCTCCCTGAATCTCTTTGACCTTAATAAATTAGTATAATGGTAACAGTAAACGAAAATATTAGATTTTATAAACCAAACGACCCTTATTTTTATGAGGTCGATAATCTCCCTTTAATAGACCTATTAGAGAATGATAAAATATTAGCAGAGGCTATAAATGATATCTTACTAAGCCAGTCTAATTTTGCTACCGAAGGCTATGTACAACTAGCAGTAGGAGATTCTAGTATAATTAACATTAACGGAGATGGGGATACAGCTAATGGGGGTCTACCTAATAATGTTATACAGTGGGTTCTATCTCAGAACTATGGTCAAGGAAGTCTTGAAAGTTTAACAGATACTGATGTGGCTGGAGCTAGTGATGGAGACTCCTTAGTATACAATGTTGATGCAATAACAGGAGAATCCAAATGGATTGCTGCCGAACCGGTATTACCCCAAAATAGTCCAGTAGAGTATAATGATTTAGATAGCGATAAAACTGGAAAAGTTTCTACCCTAAAATCACTTAGCAGCTCCACTGGTAATCAAAAAACGTGGATAGACGTTATTGGAACATCCTATCTACTATCGCAACAGGGTACGGCACATGACCCTATTAGGTATGCTTACTTCTCAATTCATTCCCGAGGTGAGTCAGACTCGAATTCATATATGTATATTCGTAAAGGGGGGACTAATGGAGGAGCGTATGTTACAGCCGCTAGAATTTACGGCGCAGATGGCGGTGGTTATGATGGTGGTGGCATGTCACACATCAAAATTCCTGTACAAGATGTCTCAGATACTGAGGGACCTGGAAAGTTTAAGTTTCAAATTTATTACTCCATAGGAAATAGCGGCTTGATGCAAATGTTCCATACATCCGTATGGACTCAGGCTGTTTAATATGAAAAAATTCCTACTTTTATTCCCTTTAATAGTATCTTGCTCTACCCTAGCTCCCATCGTCGGTGGTGCAGTAGGAGGAGCAGCGGGTTCTCTTGCAGGTCCCGCAGCAGCAGCCATAGGAGGCGCAGCAGGCGTCACTGTAGCTCAGATGACGTTCCCATCTCAATCTGTAAGCAACGAAGTAGCTTTAGCTGCTGCTCAAACAGGTAAACCAGCACCCGGAACAGTTGCATCCACTATACATGAAACTAAAGGGTTAGTATGGGATTTAGGTTGGATGTATATTCTTATTTTTGTATTTGTCCCACTACTGTCTAAGAAAGGTAGAGGATGGGTTAAGAAATTTGCAAATATCCATAACACTGTTTCCCAGAAAGAGATAGACGCTAGGGATGAAGAGCAGGATGTAAAAATTAAAGACTTAGAGCAAAAATTAAATAATTTGCTAGAGGGAAAATAAAAATAATTAAAAACTGTTGTTCCTTAAAAATATAGACTAGATAATCTAGAAGGTTATAAAACCTTTCACCACTCCACTAAAAAAGGATATTATAATGAAATTTGTTGATTTTAACTTCGTCTCAGACGAACAAGCTAAAAAGATTATGGAATCTTATGGCTACACTACAGAAACCCCAGAGGTTATTGAAGTAACTCCAGAAGAAATTCCCGTGATAGAGGAATCCCAAGTAGAGCTTCCAGACTACGTATGCGTAGTAGACGGTAAGGTCTATGGTCTCGTAGAAGGTATTACAGAAGTAGAAGAGGACTTATACATTGAAGTTCAAGAACTACCAAGTACTTTAGAAGAGTCTCTAGAAGATAGCGAAACTCAAGTTCTCGAATCAGTAGAAATTGAAGACGTTAGCTATGTATTGGGTGACCTTTACGAAAACCAAGAAACTGGTAAAGACTATATCAAACTAGGGAAATAATATAAGATGAAGTCAGTGATGGAGAAAGCAGACCAAATCCTCGCCAATATGGGGATTTCAGACGCTACGCCATTGTCAGAGGCTGCACCTGCACACGCTGTAGGTAAAAAGTACAACGAAGCTCTTCCGGAAGTATCTGACGAACAAAGAACCGAGTTATTAGAAGGTATATTCGTACCAAGAACTAATAAGAAGGTTATACTTAAGGAAGGAAACCAAGGTCAAACTGATACTTCCGCAATAGAAGTTGAACCTTCAAGTGACGAGGAGATTTTGAAGGGTCTTACTAAAAAGCCTAAAAAGCCTAAAAAGCTTAAAATGCCTAAACCGGACACCTTAGACCAAATGGATGCTAATGCTGCGACACAGGGTAGAGCTTATGCCCAAAAGAGAGGAAGCTACCCAAAGATTGTAGCTGACTCTTTACAAATATCAAAGCTTGATGCGCTTAATGAAATGACAGGAGTAGGTTCTTTAGGAGTTAGTATGGCAAATAGTTCAGACCCTGAAAAGCCCTACACCATGACAAAAAAGAAAAAGAGTAAAAAGAAGAATAAAAAGAGTCTTACTAATTTTCTTAACAACGCATTCGTTACTACACCAAAAGGTTACTAAATATGTCCCAACTATTACGCGATACATTCTCATTTGGTGAGCTTCAAATTTTAACTGAAGGCACTAAAACAGGTCCTATGAAAGTAAGAGGACTATTTCAAGAAGCTAATTCTAAGAATGGTAATAAGAGAGTATACCCTCAGCCGTTATTGGAAAGAGAAATTAAGAAATTACAAGAACCTTTAACCGAACGTAGATTGGTTGGAGAGTTAGACCACCCATCAAATGAAATTGTACATTTGGCAAATGCTTCCCATATTATTACAGGTCTTACCATGGAAGGTAACAAAGTGATAGGGGAAGCCGAGATTCTAAACACTCCATCAGGAAGAGTTCTTCAAGAGCTCTTACGTGCAGGAGTTAAGATTGGAATTTCTTCCAGAGCTGTAGGAGGACTTACGTATAACTCTAAAAGCGAGTGTTACGATGTAAACGAAAACCTGCGAATGATTACATGGGACATGGTGTCAGAACCATCCTGCCAAGGCGCTTACCCTGGACTTCTAGGGGAGAACCAAACAATTTCTGAAACTACCAAACAAGTGTCAGAGAATGTTGACCACCTTCGTTCCGAAAGAATGTATATACACGCTCTTCGGAAAGAATTAAATAAAAAATAAAAAATTTCTAATCTTCTGCTTAAACAGTAGTAGATAAGGAAGATAGAGAAAAAAACTATGACCAATTTCGATAAAATCGCAAAACTTCTGCCAGAAGGTCTTTCTGAGACCGGCATTGAAGAAATTTCTGCTATTGTAGAAGAGACCGTCCAAGAAAGAGTAGATTCTGAGGTTAAAAACCTGGAAGCTAAAGTTGGGGGTTTCCTTCGCATGAAGCTTAATGAGCTTAAAGAACAAGCCATTACAGAACTTGAGAAAAACGACGAGACTTTCCGAGCCGTGAAAGTTTATGAGTCTCTTAAGCATGTTATAGCTGAAGATATTTCAACAACTGAGACAGATTCAGTAACTGCTCAATATAAGAATGAAAATACAGAGCTACATGAGACCGTTGGACATTTAAATTCCAAAATGTCTCAACTAATGACAGAGAATAGTACATTAGAAGAATCATTATGTGATTTACAGGATACTGTAAAATCCCTAGATGAGACTACTAAGAAGCCTTTCAAGTCATCCGAACAAGCCCTCGTTATCACTAACGAGAGCATCAACGAGTCAGCACAGCCCACCAATGCGGTTGTGAATTCCTTTCTCACAGAAGACGTAGTCCGTCTCTCAAAACTTAACTAACTCACTACTATGATTGAATCCAGAACATCAGATGTCCTTTGTGAAAAATGGGCACCAATTTTAGAAGGTATCGATGACCAGTACACTCGTGAGACTACAGCTATTCTTCTTGAAAACCAAGCGCGCCATGTATTAAATGAGCAAGCTAAAAGTGGCATTCTAGAGGAAAATACAGCCGTAGGCGACCTTGGTACTTTTCAAAAGTTTGCCTTTCCACTCGTCCGCCGAGTATTCCCGGAGCTAATTGCTAATAAAGTTCTTAGTGTACAGCCTATGCAAGGTCCTGTTTCTCAGGTATTCT